CTGGAACACCTTTTGCGCGGTGCCTTGTGTCGCCCTTGCCCCCGCACCGGCAACACCCGCCAGACCGCCAGCGCCAGCCACCAAACGAGAGGCGTCGCCAATCACCCGCTCGTTTGCGCCTTCTGGAGACGGCAGACCGATGGCATCGGCGACACCGGAAGCCATCTGCGTGAGCGATTTGTCGGCTTTCCCGCCTGCAAGGTTCACCAGCCCACGGATAGGCTCGTGAACGATGTCTCCAACCTGCGCAAGCCCCTCCATGCCGTAGCGAGCCGTGAGCCCGAGTTGGCGCGGAATCTGGCGCAGCGCGCCGCCTGCCTCTTGCGCAACTTCAGGCTTCGGAGCGTCCAGCCACTCGGAAGGCACAGTCATTCCGTTGGCCTTGAGCTTCGCCGCGAGGTCGGCCTTTGTGGTGCCGTCCGGTACGTTCTGAATGATCGTGCCGTCAGGCAGGCGAACGTCCATTACTTCAGACTCCCGAAGTCGACCACATTCCCCGCGCCTTGCGCCTCGGGGCCGAGAGCCCGGCTAGCGTTCAACCCGTAGTCTTTGCCGAGTCCTTCATAGTCCTTGCGCTTGGTGTTGAACTGCTTCACCGAGGAGTCGTGCAACTTGTCTGCAAGGTCTTGGAAGTCCTTGCGTTGAGTCGGCGTCAACTTTGTGCCGCTCATGGTCATTTGCGCGTAGTTGGATATGCGGTCCATGAGCCCACGCGCCGCCATCGCCATGCCAAGTTCAGACTCACGCACGACCGAACCCGGGTCGAGGAGTTTCATGATCTTGGTAGCGCCTGCAAGGTCACCGGCAGGAGACTTTTGGCCGAGCGCCGACTTGATCTGTGCGTAGGCAGACTGCACCTCTTGATGCGCCTTGTAGATCGGCTCCTGCTTGAAGTCGTCGCGCAGCTTCATTTCGTTGTTGAAACCGGTCTGCCCGGTGTTGATGTTGGTCACCGGCTTGCCGGCGTTTGCAACCGATTGCTTTGCGCCGAGAACTTGCTGGTTGACCTTGCCGTCAGGTCCGATCAAGTCGTTCCGCGCGCTTTGATCCGCCACCCCCTGCTGCCGCATCTCAGCAATGTGCTTTTCCATGCCAAGCGCGGCCTGCTGGCGCCACTGCTGGAATCCTGCGGGGTCTTGCGGAATGCGGCTCAGTGCCTGTTCGATGGAACCCATACCGCCCATAATTTCGGCGGTCAGCGGGTCTTGGAACTGCGCTTGCAACCACCGCGCGGCACCCTGCGGGGTGTCGATGAAGTCCAGCGTGTCGCGGTACTGCTTGAGCCGGCTTCCCGCCGCCTCGATGGTCGTTTTCTGCGTCTGCGCCTTTTCCTTCTCGGTCTGTGCGCCAACGTGCCCGAGGTCGGCTTGCGCCTTGAGCGCCTTTTGCCGTGCCTCTGCCGCAGAGAATCCCGCCTTCGGGCTCAGGCGCATCAGTTCCATGATCCCGGCGTCGCTCTGCGGGTCGAATCCGGGTTTTTGATAAGCCGCGCGGACGGCTTGTTCGTCGGCCTGCGCTTGCTTTGCAGCAAGGAGATTCATACGGCCAGATTCCAGCGCCATGCGGTTTTGGTCGGCGGCATCCATCTCCGCCCCATACTCCGCGATTGATTTCGGCGGCTTGAGGTAGTTCTGGTAAATGCTTACATCGATTGGCATATCACTCGCCTCCGTATGGGTTGGTGTAGAAACCATCCCCGCCGCCAATCCCGTAGCCCGTCCCGGAGCCTGAGAATGGATCAGGCATATTAACTTGCGACGAACCAAACGGCACCCGGCTCAAAGCCGCAAAACCCTGGTTGAACAGATTTCCCCGGATATTGCCCTGAGCGAGTTGGTTCGCCGCCTGGGCGTTACCCACGCCGATCATGTTCGCGCCAGCTTGGTTGGCGTAATTCTGTCCCGCCGCGTTGACTTGCTGGTTTGCCGTCTGCCCCGTTCCAGCCAACCCCGAAAGCCTGTTGAAAAGGTTGGATTGGTCGTTGTTGTAGCGGTTGTAGGCGTTCTGATACTCGTTTGACGCAAACCCCTGACCATACTCCGACAAGGCTTTCCCGGTGGCCCCGGAGAAAAGCCCGCCCATAGCCGCGCGGCTGTTTTCCAGTGCGCTCTGCCCCTGTTGCAGCCGGAATTGGTAGCCCGGATCGTTCTGGAGGTCTTTGCCGTCGAACCGCTGATTTAGCGAGCCAAAGGCCGGGTCGGGCCTGCCACCCTGGTTCTCGCCGCCACCCTTGCGCCACTCGTCAACCGCAGCTTGCTCGCGTTGCTGCCAGGTTTGCACCGCAGCATTGAGTCCTTCCGCATCATTGGCGTATCGCGGGGCGAGTGCCGCGCGAAGTTCTTCGGGGGTTCGCTGGCGCGGCTTGATGGCACCACCGCCACCAGACAATCCGAGGAGGACGGAGAGTTGATCGAGCGCCCCGTAGCCAACATCCCGGTACGGCTGCGCGTCCTGCCGCGTCTGGTCGTACATGTACTTCTGAAGCGCGTTGGCATCTGCCGCCGCGCGGGATTGCGCGTCGGTGGCTTTGTTGGACGCGCTGCGCTGAGAATCCGCGCCGATCACGCTCCCAATAAGTGCTGCGCCTGCTGCAAACCACGGCATGATTAGCTCCTTTTCTCTCGCTCTTTAAGCATTTGGTCAGCGATGGCGGCGCATTCCTCAATTGATCGAGGCTGCGCGGCATCGCGTGTCGTTCCGGGGTGCAGGCTCATGCTCACCACCGACGCGAAATACACATCCCACGCCTGACGGCGCAGGTTTTGCTGTAGGGCTTCGTCTTCACTCATACGTAGTGCGCGTCAAAGGCGACAGTCGCCCAGATCACCTGCGAGGCGGTCGCCGTGCCCACGATGAACTTCGCCACCGCCGCCACCCACTGCCCGGGGTGAACCACCACCGGAGAATCAAACGTCATGTCGATGGCTTCCGCTGGCGTGCCGATGGCAGCACCCACAATCCACGATTGCAGGCCTAGAGGTCGCCGCCGCCATGCCTTTGCGGTTGCGGTGACGAAGGAACCCGTCTCCGCTTGCGCGAGCGATGGGATCGCGGCACCCGTCGCACCGAAGGCCAGCGACCATTGCAGGATGCTCGCCGTGGTCGCCACCGCTGCGCCGATGTTCACTGCGTCGATCCGAACTCCCGTGATGACGAGGTTTCGCGCGGTTTGGTTGATGCCACCCGTGGGGACTTGGAAAGCCGTGACGCAGCCGTCAACGCCCGGGACAGCGGCAGTGATGCCGGCTTGACCACCAAGGCCAGTAGCCAGAGCAACGGTCTGCGACAGCGCAGCGCCCGTGACCGTCGTGGCAGCCGTGGCGTTTGGCAGCAGAGCTGTGGTGCCCATCGTGCCGCCGTTCTGGCCTTGGTAGGCCATGAGCCCCTGGATGGCCATCTGGTGCGCCGAGGGCATGAACGTCGCCACGTCCAGCAGCGAGACACCCACGCGCGCCACGCGCATGGTGTTGGTGTTGGACACCGCGCCCGTGTTGTACTTCTGCATGAACACGGGGGCCGAGGCAGACAGCCACGGGACACCGTTTGCTGTGGGGATGGCAAGCTCGCCGAGTAGTTCGTCATTGAGCCAGAACTCGACTTCGCTCTCGCCGACAACCATCGTAAACTTGTAGACCGTCGCCAGCGCAAGGGTGGCCGGGAGAACGCCTGACTCCACCTCGGTGCCGTTGTAGGCGATCACCCCAACGAGGCCAGCCGATGTGAGTTTGAGCCAGACCCCATCAGTCGGACGGGTGACCGCTGCGGACGGAAGCCCGAGGCCCATCAACCACACTTCACCGGAGACAAGCGCCGCAGTGAAAATTCCGGCCTTGAACTCGACCGCCAGCGGCGCGGTGTTGATGACCGGGAAGTATTGATGCGTCCGCATGAACGCGCCGTGAGCGCTCGTGGTGCCCTGCACCGTCGAGAAATTCACCGTGCCTGCGCCTGGTTGGGCAGCAGTCAGCGTGGCGAAGGTGTACGACCATTCGGCCGTGTTCTGGGCCGTCGCGTTGAAGTTGTCGGTGAAGAGGACGGTATCGAGGCCCGTCCGCAGCCGGAAGTCTGGAGATGTTTCCGGACTCTTGAGGTACGCCGTTCCGGTCAGCCCCCCCGCGTCGTTCTCGCTCATGAGTCGGGCATAGCCAGACTGCGCAGCGGTCTGCGGCAGGGTGACGAGCGCATTCCCGCTACCGTCGTTCTTCAGTTCGCCCGTCGTCGAGGAGAGTGCAATCTTTGCGCCGGCCATAGGTCAGACTCCCACGCACGACACCGTGTAGGTGCCTCGCGCTTCTGGTTCGCTGTAGAGGGTGACCGTGAAGCCGACACCGGCCACGAGGTCGCTGATAACGGGCCGCATGTCGAGCAACCTGATTTCGTCGGGGTCGATACTGAGCGGGCACATAACTGTCGGAGTGATCACGCTTGAGAGCGTCACCCACGTCTGCCCGGTGACCACCGTTTGAGTTTTGTCGGTGAAACTCGCGCCAAAGTCCAAGGTCACCGACACGACTTCCGGCGCGACGATGGCGGCGACTGCCGCCGCCAAGGCGACGATGTCGGCCTGCGCCGCGCCCACGTCGCTTTGCAGCGTTGCGACATCGGCTTCCAGCGCATCAAGCCGAGCCTCGATTGCCGTCAGGTCCGGTGCGCCGAGTGCATCGATCTGCGTCTGGAGGTCGAGCAACTCGGCATTGATGGCCGTGAGGTCGACAAGCGTTTCGTTCACGCTCGCCGCAGCTTGCGACACAAGGAACTCGTACCACGCCCGCTCAATGTACCCGGGGTACTCCACAGACCCGATGCGGGTCTTGACCATCGGCACCCGTTGGCCTTGGGGGATGATCGTGCTCACCGCGCCACCCCCGAAACAGGGTTGAATGCAACGTCATCGGTACAGCGAACCCGGATCACCATATCCCGGCCAGCGCCGAGCCTGCGCCAGCGAACCAACTTGTTATAGACGCCGAGTTCGCCAACGCTCTTGGACTTCCAAGCGCTCCAGGTCTTGCCGCCGTTCAGCGAATACTGCATTTGGACGTAGCCGCCAGTCCCTCGCTCGCAGTCCAGATTGAATTCGTCGAAGTGCTGCTTGTCACGGAACGGTGCCGCAGCGTTCGGCATGATCCGCTCACGCAGCAACACATCGCCGTCGTTGGTGTGCGTGTCCTTGTCGAGTCGGTACACCTTTCCGGTGTCGTCCCCGACGAGGTGATAGCCGAAGCCGAAGACGTGGCAGGTTGCGCGATACGGGGCCAACTCACCAGCCGTCAGTTCGCACAACTCAAGCCACTGCCCAGTGTTCGCGTCATAGACGAGCGTCGAGTCCAGGCCAGGGACGTTCAGGCAGTAGAAGGCACTCTTTTCCCACTCCAGAGAGAAGGCCGTCGCTTGCGAGAGGTCGAGCCCGGTCAAAACGCCCTCGATTGCGTCCGTTGAAACCCGCTGCGGTTGGTAGACGTTCAGTGCGTAGACCGCACCACTGCCATTGCGGGTAGACGAGAGCCAGTAGATCCGGTTATCGACCTTCTGGATCGTGAATTCCGCCGCCGCGCCGACCTCCGAAACACCCCCCGAGTTGCGCTCAAAGATGGCTGTCGAGGTGGTGTTTTGCCACGGCTCGGTGGTTTCCTCGCCAAAAAGGAACACCTCCAAGTGGTCAACGTCGATCCCCACCAGATCGTCGGGAGACGACTCAGCGCTGGCGATGTTCAGCGGGTCAATATCGCCAGCGTCGGCAAGGTCAGACCACCCGAACGTCCCCGAGTCGCGGATCACAAACAGAATCCGCTGGTTCAGGTATGCAATCTTTGCCTTGCCGACAAACTCCGCAGAGGAATAGGCGTTCGTGGCGAGGATCATCACGTAAAGACGGGCACCGTCCGAGATGGCAAGTTGCCGCCCGTTGGAAGCCAGGCCAACCTTGCCGGTGGCAGACGAAAGCGAACCCCGCTCGGTGGGGTCTCCCAGTTCATCCAATTCAAAGAGCTGATTCCCCGCGACCACAAACACCCGCCCATCGGCGCGGAGCATCCCGCGAATCTCAAACTCCAGATCAGCGAACTCGACCAAGCCGGGCCAGTCTTTGAAAGTCCACGGCGAGCGCTCGTTACCCGGCTCCACCGGCATAGGGATCATGCCGATGGTTCGCTGGATCGCTGCGGGGCGATTCAGGTTGTAGCTGGGTCCGACGAAGGGGACGCTCACGACACACTGTCCTCAAGCGTTTGGAGAATTTCCGCAGCCCCGGGGATGTCCACGTTCACCGACTGCGAGAGGTCGGTCCATCCGCCTGTGGATGGCGTGTTGCCGCCACCGGCCGCGATTCGGTAGTAAACAGCCCCGGGGTTGCCGCCGAATTTCAATCCGTAGAAGGTCGGCGAGCGATCCGGGTTGATCATGAACGCGGCTTCGCGCCACGGCTTGTTCACGTCCTCCAGCAGAGAATGGAAACTCATTCCGTAGGGGGTGACCGCTGGAACCGCACCAGCCAACGCGCAGATGGTCGGCGCGATGTCGTAATTGCAGACCGGTGCGTAGCAGGTGTTCCCGCTGATGCCAGGCACTTTCACCCGCAGCAGAATGTCCGTGCCCGACTTGTGCGGGTTGCCTTTGCCGTTCATGCGCAACTCACCCATGCCGATGGCGTTGTCGCACATCACCATAACGATGGTATTCGCTGTCTCTCCCCGGGCTTCGATCTGCGCCAGAACAGCACACAGACCCTCATCAATCGCCCGCGTGACCCGCAGGGCGAGCCGGTGGCTTGTCCGAATGGCATCGATAGCGGTCGAGTTCCACGGTACTTCAGCATCGTTCGCCGCCCAATCTGGAATCCCGAGCGAGGTCGGGTCGACTCCGAAGGTCTTGGGGTCTTCGGTCAGGGTGACGCTCGTTGATGCGTAGCGAGAAGGCGGCTCAGGCTCGCCGCCGCCGTGATTGCCTTGGTGGCACCCCTTCGATGCCCAAGTCAGAAACCACGGTTTGCCAGTGGGAACCCCGCTCAGGAAGGTGAGTGCCCGCAGCCGTTCAACGTCCACCGCGTAATCGGTGCCGGCAGCGTTGGTGTCGGTGGTGCCGTGAGCCGTCGTGGTGCCGTCCGATTTCAGCTCGAGCCAATCGAAGTAGTCGGGGGCGTCCCACTGCCCCGCCATGTAGTTGACGCCCGGGTGGTGCCAAGGAAGCGTCCCAAAGCCGCCAGCGCCGCCCTCTCCGAGCCCGTTGTAGACCTTGCCAACGAATCCAACGTGATAGCCAGCGCCTTGCAGGGAGGTGTGGACCGTGCGATACAGCGCCTCAACCGAGTACGTGTCTCCGTTGTTGTTGCTGGTGACCGTGGTGTACCTGGCAGATTGCCCGGTGTAGGTCGACGCGCGGGAGGGGAAGCACAGCGGAATCTCCGACACTGCGTTCGGGAACACGATGAAGCCGGAGGCATACGTCGAATTGAACGTCGGCATCTCGCTGAACATGTCGAGCGGCCAGTCGTCGCCCACCATCAGCAGGAAGTTCCACTTCTTGCCGTTTGATGCGGTGATGGGAAGCGCGGAGGGGAGCGGCCAATTCCATTGCATGATCAGGCTGTCCAAGTCCAGCGAGAAAGATCGATGGTCGTGGTGATCGCCGAGGCGTGCGTCAGCGTCACCGAGCCGGTGTGCGTGAGTTGCGTTGTGAAGTCTCGGGTTCGGTTCTGGCCGTCGTTGTCAACGTTGAAGCCGTAGCCGGTATCCGTCGCCTTCTGGGGGACGTACTGCGCCGTTTTCGACGTGGGGAACATCACATCACGCCGCAGCATCGCCCGACGAATCGTACCCATCGCGTTGTAGAGATCTTGGGTGCCGCCCAACAGGAGCACCGGGGTAGCGGCGATGGGTGTTGCGCTGCCGTGATACCAAAGCTCGTGCGTCAACACATTGCTGATGTTCGGGAACCCGGCAGGCGTGACCAGAGGCGGGACGGTCGCCGCGTCTGAGGTGGTTCCAGGCGTCGCCCCTGCAATTGCGTTCGGGTTGCGCATGAGCCACTGACTGCCGCCGAAAGGTTGCCAGTTGGTGCCGTCGCCAATCACGAGGACGTTCGGATTGCCGCCAGTCTGCCCAGCGAAGTCGGTGATGTTCTTGATCAGGCCGAGGGTCGCAGTCCCACGATCTGCCCAGAGGCAGGATGTGATGCCGGCCGCAGCGGAGACCCCCGCCGCCATTTGGACGAACGACACCCCGTTGGAGATGTACGCCGTCGCTCCGTTGGTGTCGTCCGTCGCCACGTAGATGTAGCCAATGTTCGACGCGGAAGCGGTGGGGATGTCAGCCAACAGGCCGGAGCCCGCGCCAGCCGTCCCCGAGGTCTGGCTCGCGTAGCCGTTGATCGTGTAGTCAATCGCCGCCCCGTAGGCCGTGATCACCATCACATCAGCAGCCAGGAACGGCCCAATGGTCTGCGGGCTGCTGATCCGGTTGTTGTAGATCACGCGCCCCGCCCGTGTCACGCTGACCACTGCTCGCTCGTTTGGGTCTAGCGTGATCGTGACGGTCTGCGTTGCGGTGAAGGTGTAGGTGCTTGATGCGCCTGCCGAGACAGCGGTCATGGGTTACCTCGTTTCGCAGATGCGAGCGGATGGCCGACGTTGGATCCGGCCACCGGAGTAGGTGACGCGGCGAGATTCGCGGTTCAACTCACCGACGATTGATGCGTACTTCTGCTCCCAGACGGGCATCTTTTGCATCTCCCCGAAGAACGGGGCGCACTCAACGAGTGCGGCATAGATGAACAGGTCGTCGGCTTCCTGAAACAGCAAATTGCTTGAGATGTTGCTGTCGCTCAGGTCTGGCCACGCGAAGTAGTACCGGCCCTCAATCTCGGTAGCGTCAGCGACTGCGGGCCAGAACGTGAAATTCGCGCCAGCGTGCGCGATGTACTTCTCTGTGCCAGTCGTTCCCGATTGGTAGTCGCGGATCACTTCTTCAGGAACAGGGATCAGCGATTGGCTACCGAAGTGCGCGATTGAGAGTGCCTTGTAGTCGGCGGGGATCGCAGCGAGATTGCTGGTCACTGTCACCGAGTCAAAGTCCTTCTCGTTGAACCGGCAGCGAACGTCACGGTAAATGCGCTTCTGGGCCACCACGACAAGCCGCGAGAGCGAGTCGGTGGATAGCTCAGAGACGGTCACATCCTCACCGTCAAGAAGGCGAGTAATCTCCGTGTAAAGGCTCGCCATCGTGGCAATTGAGGAGGTCATCGCGCACCTTTCATGATGATGTGCGGATCACGCACCTTCGGGGCAGAGAGGAATTTCGCGTACTTCGGATCGCGGAGCATCATCTCCATCACGATGTCCGGCTTGGCAAATGGCGCTTGCCCGTGCTTGCGGCACTCATCGAGGTACGGAACCATCGGGATTTCGGCCACTTCTTGGACAAAGCCGTCCGGAGAGTAGGCGTCAAACCGATGGTCCCGGCCGCGCTGGTTGCTGTCGAGAATGCCCTCGCAGTCCTGTTTTTCCTCGACGGTGAACGAGCCGTCAGACTCGTAGTGAATCGTCGTGTTCGTGACCCCGCCGAGGTGTACGCGCTCGCCCATCGGTCAAATCTCCTGCCACTCAAACGTGACGTTGAACGACCCACCCGTGACGGTGGTCGCGTTCAGGTTCACCGCCAGGCCTTCAGCGATGCCACGAAGGACGATTGGCTGGCCGTTGTCCCCGAAGTCGAAGACTTGCAGCACACTGCCGACCACCGATGCCGGGGCATCGACGGGAATCCGTGCGCGCCGCACCGTGCCAACTGCCGTGCCCGTGGTCGGGTTGGCTGTGTAGCTCAGTGGCGCAGCCGTGGCTGCTGAGTTGGTTGAGTCATGAGGAACCGCCGTCATTGCTGCGGAGGTGCCGCCCGTGTTGGCTGTCGAGCGCTTGACCAGATGGACATCGACAAGCCCCGCCGTTGTCTGCGTGCCAGAGACGAATACTCGGGTGACGAGGATCGTCTTTGACGCACTACCCGGCAGGATGGCGATATCCGTCGCCGACGCGGCGCTTGCCATGTTGGCAGTCGCCGCGTACTGATCCGCGCCAGCCCTCAAAAGGACTTGTGCCATAGGTCAGGCGGGGCAGAGGGTGACAGAGATGGTGCCGACAGCGGAGGTCAGAACGCCGGTGAAGTTGATGCCCAACGCGGAGCCGGTTTCGATGATTTCGGTGCCGTCCATGAACAGGTTCATCACCTGGTTCGTGTGATTCGTGCCCTTCAGATTGATGGTCGAGGTGTGAACCTTGTTGCCGCCGCTGACAGAGGTTCCATCAGCCGAGACGTTCACGCCGGCAGTCACTGCCCCGACATCGGTGCCGGCCACGTTCGGGCGACCGATCACAGACTTGATGATGTACCGGCGAGAGGCGACGAAGATGCTCTGATCAACGCTCGTCGCGTCGTAATGCATATTCACCACCACGAACTCGCCATCACCGCCGCCAGGACCGGCGAGGCCGGCGCTGCCATCGGTGTTTTGCTTGATGCTTTGACCCATGAGGGTTCTCCTTGTGAGGGAGGGGGCCTAAGCCCCCTCATGGTCGTTACAGGATGGTGGTGTTGAGGTCAGCCAGCACGCCGTGGGCGGCTTCGTTGCTCACCTCCAACGTGTAGTTGCACCACATCTGCGCGCGACGCGACAGGCCGGTTCGGGCCAGTTCCGCGAACTGCATGGGCTCCAGCGTGCGGATCGCCAGATAGTTCGGGTTCAGGAAGAACATGTCGCGCTCACGCATCCGGCGATTCGGGACCAGCTTCAGGTCGCCGTAGTCCGAGCGGTAGACAGTGATCGACGCGTTCAGCTTGCCGTCCATCATGTCTTTGAACTTCGTGGTGTTGCCACTCAGTTGCGAGGACAGGTTGGCGCGCCCAGTGATGCCGGCCATCACGGTGTCGGGCATCTCGTTGGCGTTGGTTGCGCACAGCACGACAACGGCCTTGAACAGCGCTTCCGTGAAGTTGCGCTGAGTGCCGTCGGTCGCCGCAGTGGTGGCCGAGCCATCGGCACCGGAAGCGCCGCGAGAGTCGTTGGTCGTGATCCAGGACGGCAGCGAACGCATCTTCTGTGCCGTACCAGCCGCGCCGACTACGCGGGCCTGGTTCAGGAACATGATGCCTTCCATGTCGTTCTTGAGCGCGCGGCCGTACTTGACCTTCTGGTGTGCCCACTCGTCCGACACACCGTACTTGCGGATGGCCTGCTGCGTGGTCGAGATCTGGAACGCCTTGTCCACCAACTGCGTGTAGTTGCCCACGCGGCTCGGGGTCGTGCTGGTGTCGGTCGTCGCGTCGTCGCCTTCGATGTTGGCGTTCGCGGTGTCGACGGCGGCCAGCGACTCAATTGGCCACTCGGTGTAAGTGGCCTCGGCCTTCGACTTGCGCGCCATCGTCAGAAGCGGCGTGTCGAACGGCGAGACGTTGAAGATGACGTCGGAAACGTCCTCAGCGTTGTTGCTGGATTGGTAGGTCTGGAGAGTGCCTGAAGGAACAGCCATGATTGCCTCACTGGTTGGACAGCGAGGCTTTCGTTTAGCGCCGCGCTGCCCGTGCCTGGAACACCGCTACGGCGTCCTCTGGCGAATTCGATTTCTGGAACCGCTGCATCGCCTCCTGCCCTTGAGAGACAGTCCGCTTTGCACCCGGCTTCAGCACCTGGGGTGCTGCCTGGGCCTTGCCGAGAGCCGCCGCCTTGCCGTTCTGGATGGCGTCAAACTTCCGTGCCTTGTCCAAGGCAATCACCAATCGGGCGTCGGTGAAGTTCTGGATTTCCGGCACCGTGAACCCGCTCGAAAGCGCGTACTGCGTGACCTTCGTTCCCAGTTCTTCGCCCCACCCGGGGAGATCCTTTTGCAGGGCTTTGAGCATGTCGCCGCGCTTTGCGTCGACCGCCGCCGCCCTTTCGCTGGCGAGCTGCGAATCCAGCCCTTTGGCCTCGTTCGCAGCGGTTTCACGGGCTTTCTGGAGCTTCAGGAGCTTCACTGCCAAAACCGAGTACCTCGCCGGGTCTTCGGTTTCCAGCTTGTCGAAGTCGACCTCTTGGAACTGCGCCAAATGACTGTCGATCAATTCCACCTTGGCGAGTACCTTGGCGTATTTCTCGGCACCTTCGGCGAGCCGTTCGGCCTGCTCGATTCGCTGCGTGTAGTCCTTCGCCTTGGCTCCGACCTCATTCATCTTGCGAGAATAGTCAGACTGCCTCAGGAGGGCTTTCTGCAACTCGGGCGGGACTTTGTAGGTCTTGCCTTCGTATTCAGCCTCGACGAGGGTTTCCACAGGTTCTGCCGATTCTTTCGGGTCACCCTCGTCGGGTTCCGATTCGTCGGTGGCCTGCGGCTCGTCGTCCGGCGTTTCCGGGGTTGCTTGAGCCTTGGACTGCGCCCGTTGGTTAAACAGGGCTACTGCCTCGTCTTCGCTTCCAGACTCTGCGCTCACCTCAATGGTCCGCTCGTCCGGGTTCTGCGTATTGACTTCGGGGTCCATATTACACCTTTTGCGGGTTTGTAAAGTGATTGAGAGTGCGCCGGATAACCTGCCCCGCCTTTTCTCGTGCGGAAACCTCCTTTTGAGCGAGTTTCCCGGTGGAGATGTGGTACTCCAGCGACTTACGAACATCCGTCAGGCATTTCAACCTGCGGTGTATATCGCGGGCATTCTCCGCGTCGGAGGTCGGGAGGGTTTCCCAGGTCTTCAGCAATGCCGCGCGGACATCGGCGAAAGCCTGGCCGAATGCCTCGCTATTGAGTACCCGGGAGGCTTCTTCGCCCCGCTTCACTGCCAATTCATGCTTGTCCATCGATCCCCGTCGGTTGATCCATCGGAGGTGTCTGCTCCATCGGCATCGGCTCAGGCGCAACGGGTTGCGGCTGAGGTTGCGCCATCCGCTGTTTGTGGGTCATGGCGTCCATAGATAGGCGTTGATGCCGCTCCAGAGCGTCGATTCGGGCATTCATCTGGTCAATGCCCAGCTTGGCGTCCATTTGGTCCAGTTCGCGGTCCTTCTGGGCGGATTCCTTCTCGAACTTGTCCCGGGCCAGCTTCTGCTCTGCGAGCCTGAACATGACTTCGGGGTTTTGCATCGGATCGGCGGGAGGCTTCTGTGGCATCTGATCCGGGTGCGTGAAGTACCGGTCGTTATTCTTCTCGCCGGTCAGTTCCACGAACTTCGCGGCGGCGTTGTAGACGTTCTCCGGGCTCACCACGCCGACAGGGAAGACGCCTTGCTGCATCTTCACAATGGCATCTTGGGCTTGAAGCTCCATGCTCTTGTCCATCGTGCCGAGCCCGACGCTGACGGTCATGTCGTAGCGGGTCTTCCACGCCCTCGGATCGATCTGCACCCACTTGCCACGCAGACGGATGGTTTCGGCCTTGGTGGCGTGACGGCGCAGCAACCCATGCATCCCCAGCATCAGAGGCTTCATGCCCTGCTCTGCGAGGGAGCGCTGGACAAGCCCGATGCGCTCTTGGCCCGCCTGGCTGATGATCCGAACACCTGTGGCGGTCTTGTTCAGGCTGTCGGCGTCGCTGCCTTGGTTGTAGCGGGTGAACCCGGTGCGGTTCTCCTTGGCGGAGTCCATGTATTCCATCATCGGCTGAATGACTTGGCCGATAGGCGTGATCGGCATGGACATCACCTGATTGCCCACCACATCCCCGTCGACCCGGACGATGCCGGCAATCTGGTTGTCCAACAGGTCGTCGAGATTCACCCGCGAGCCCGCAAACACCCGGTTGTTGTTGATGGTGTAGATGTTGTCCAGCGTCTGACGCCAGAGAGTGCTCTTGACCTCTTGAATCTCCAGCGTTTCGTCAGCCGGGCACCTTCCGTCGAACTGGTGCAACTGCTGGTATGGCGTCCATGCACAGAAGTTGATTTCTTCAACCTCCTGATTTGCCAGGACGGTTGTACCGACAAGACAGACCTTGCGCAGTTCCGCGATACCGTCGCCGTCGAAGTCCACTCGGGCGATTGCCTCCCGATACCAGACTTCCCGCATTGAGGGATCGCCGCTGCCGTCGCTGGCCCCCTGCTGGTCAAACTCTCGGTTGTAGTTGCGGGCTGTCGCCTGCAAGTCCATTGACGAATCACCGGCTCCTGCGTCGCTGATGTCGTCTTCGACGTCGTAGCCCATCTCCCGAAGGTCGCTGATAGTCACCCTGCGGCGGTGCTCGACAAACTCGGCGTTCTGCGGGTTCGGGTCGCGCCCGACGATCAGGAATTCTTCGGGAGGGATCACCGAGTACCGGGCCTTGCCCTCATCCTCGACCACCCGCAGACGCACGTCGTAGCAGACCGGAGCGGGGATTGGCTGGCCCATTTCGTCCATGCCGGCTGGCTCTGGCTCGCATGTGGACTTTTCCAACACCGTGACGTCGTCGTCCTGGAGCATCGCGGCCAGCACGTCCTCGGGGACGGCTTCGTAGTTCTCGATACTCACGCGGCGGGTTTTGTCCCACCAGTATTTGACGATGCCGTTTTTCTGCAACAAGCCCGACTTGGCCCACGCCACAAACTGAATGAACGAGTCGTTCCGCTGGGTGACGATGTAGTTCAGGTAGTCGGTTTCCTGCTTCGCAGCATCCTCGTCCTCGGCGCCTCGCGGGTTGAACTGCACCACATCCGAGGACGAAACGAACGGCTTCAGGAGAATCGGGGTCATGCCCTCGACCACATCCCAAACGTCCGAGCTGATGACTTGGCTTCGGCCTTCTTCCTCGTTGCCGAACGGCTTGCGAAGGTAGTAGTCCATCGCCTGCGCCTGTTCGGTCGCCACATCGGTTCGGGCAGCGCGCGCCTCCTGGCGCTCAATGAACGCCCGCAGTTGGTCTTCGTTCACTGGTCACCCTTCTTCGGCCGTCCTGGGCCGCGCTTGGTGGTTTCTGCGGGTGCCGGGGCAGCCTGGGCAAACTCTGGGGCAACCGGGGCAAACTCTGGCGGCGCCTGCATCGCTTGTTCGGCCTGGATCGCCCGTAGCTTGTTGATGCCGTCGATGATCCCGGCCAGCACCGCAGTCTGCGGGTCATCATCGGGGAGCCCCCGCATCGGCTCAGCTTCGGACAGCAGGGCTTGAATTTCGGCTTCGATACTCATCGGACGAACTTTCTTTGAATCTTGAGCGGCTTGGATTCCTTCGGAACCTCATACACCACACACATCAGACCAAAAGCATCGGCACCGTGGCTTGCCCAATCGTGATCCGGGCCAAGGCCGATATTGCGCGCCGGGTCTTTTTTCTCATGATACCAGCCGAGCGCATCAATGCCGCCCGAGGTCGTCTGTTCGTTGAACCACATCGCGGGGAACAAACGCCGGCCGGCCTCAATACGCGCCATCGCCGCGCCTTTGCCCTGGTTCGGCACCACTTCCACCCGATACCCTGCTTCCCGCATGGCTGAGGCATAGGACACGTCGTAAACTTTGTCTTGGGTGTCGCCATCGTGGGGCAGCCATACCTGCGCCTTATCGGGGCCGTAGCCGCGCTCACGCAGCCAGCCGAGGTGCGTAGCCAAAGGCTGGCCGACTGCCTCGTAGTAATCAAGCACCCGAATCTCGCGCCCGATAAACTGCGCCACCCACATGGTAAATGCGTCGGCTTTTGCGCCCGTCCCGCCTATATCCACGAATACCCGGATTGTCATCAACGGATCGGCGGGAACCCTGCCGATCCGATTCTCCAACCTCGCCTGCGTCAAACTCTTGGCGTAATACGCACCGTCGATCACACTGATATACCCACCCTCCCAGATGTGGTCGTACTGGTCGGGTTGGATACGCAGGCAATCCAGCCGTTCTTGCTCCAATTCAGGGGTAAGCCAGGGGTTATCTCGCCAATTGGTCTTGACGACAATAGCGCCCGTGGGTTTCTCCATCCCGCGAAACAGCACATCAACCGGGTCTGTTTTGCGACGGGGGTTCCAACTGAACCACAACTCGGAGCCGGGTGCCCGCATGGTCGGCTTGAGCATGTTCAAGCTGAACGATGTAGCGGACTGCGCCTCCTCCCACCACGCCCGCTTGAAGCCTTCCAGCGACTTGATCGAGTCGGCTGTGTAGTCCTG